CGATGAAAATAACAGACCAATACCTTGCCGGTTTTTTCGATGGCGAAGGCTGCATTATGATCCACCATCATGGTGCGCGTGGTGCGCGTGGTCGCCACATTACGGTTAATGTCACTCTGACGAATAACAATCAAGATTTGCTTTTGCTGGTTCAACAGAGTTTTGAAGGAAGTATGTCATCGTATAAGAATAAGCACCGATACATTCATCGGTTGAGTTGGACGAATAAGGACAGCATCCGCTGTCTTTTGGGAAGAATTATCCCGTATTTAATTTTGAAAAGGGATCACGCCTTGCTGATGCTCGAATACATAAAACAGCGTCCACCACAAAAGCGGGCAACGCTCACGATACAAGACATCGCTTTTGCAAAGCGCATGGTAGAACTAAACTCCAAATTAAGATTCCGACTCCCCAAAACCTAAAGGGACGGGGTTTCAACCCAGAAAAAAGTGATGAAACTGCACGTCGTTCAGATCGTTCTTGACGGAATGCCATACCTGCCGCTCCATCTGCCGCAGTTTGAGAGGCTGTCCTGTGATTGGAATTACACCATTGTTCACGGCGCGGCGGCAAACACCGGATCGACGAGTTGGTGTCAAGAGCAGACCCCGCGCTTGAGCCGCGACGGAAGCTCAGAGTTTATCAATTCCCTCACCAAACATCCAAGGGTGACGGTCATCCAGAGGCAGTGGTGGCCGGGCGGAAAGGATGAGATGTTCAGAACTGCATTGGAGAGGATTAAAGAACCGGGAGTGCTTTTTATGCCAGACGTTGACGAGATTTTCACGACCGAGCAGATCGAAAAGATTGTCAAATTGTTTGAGGACAGGCCTCAGGCAATGAGGATGTTATTTTATTGCAGATACTTTATAGGCCAAAATATCCTTGCGACTGGCGACAACTGCTGGGGAAACAGGGGCGGAATAGAATGGTTGAGGGCTTTCAGATTCCGCGCAGGCGACACAATGAACAGCCATGAACCGCCCGTGGTCGCTGGAAACAAGGGACTTGCCATAAGTCGTGAAGAAACTCGCAAAATGGGACTTGTGTTCGACCATTTTTCGTGGGTGCTCGAATCAAACGTATTGGCAAAATTACGTTATTACAAATATGGCGAACAGCATTTGGATGGATGGCGACGATTGCAGGCGAACAAACAATGGCCGATTTCCGACTTGAAAGCATTTTTACCGTGGGTCGGGAACGGAGTCACAGCAGACCTTTTTGAGAATGTTTTTCCAAACGAAATCAATCCAACATCACAATTCAAATAATGAAAACACTAGTTGAAATAATCAAACGCGCAACTGATCCCGCAGTGAAAAGGGCCATACACCAAATATGGTCGAAAATGCCGCCGTCACATCAAATCGGCCCAACGGTTGAACACATGGGTCTGGCTGGCGAGAACGGAGAACAGTGGGCCAATATCCATACCTGCGTTTTTTCCGGGGCCGAAGCGTCCAAGACTTATTTGGAGGTAGGCGTTCGACGGGGACACTCTTTTTTGTCCGCCTTGACCGCCAATCCGACGCTGGATGCAAGCGCGGCGGATATGTGGTGCGGAGAATATGGCGGAGAAGAAAACACCCGGAAATTGTTTGAACAAACGGTAACACAGTTAAAGCCGGGGATTAAGTTTTCCGTAATTGAGGGTGATTCAAAAATAACGCTGCCGGAACTTTCAAAACAGGGCAGGCATTTCGACATGATTACCATTGACGGCGACCACGAACCGGAGCCGGCGGAGATTGATTTGCAAAATGCGGATAATTTGCTGGATGCCGGGGGGATTCTTATTTTTGATGATGTTGTTCATCCTCGTTACCCTGGACTGAAACAGGTCTGGGAAGATTTCAGAAAGAACCGACCGCTTTGGGAGTTTTCGTATTTTGATTGGAGCGTCGGGACGGGAATTGGAATCAAGTACGTTGCAAAATGAAAATCAAGCTCGTCACCCTTTACGACGAAAAGCTCAAGTCCATCGGCGATCTTTCCAGCCGGGTCATGGCGGAGTATTGCGCCAGGCGCGGATATGAATTTGTCTGCTACAAACACCTTCCCGACAAATCGCGCGGGGCGGTCTGGAACAAGATTCGGGCGATCCAGCAGGAGCTTCCTTCCTGCGACTGGTTGTTGTGGATGGACGCGGATTCCATTCCTATTACGCATGGTTTTTCTTTGGAAAAACTGATTGAAAAAGCACCGGACAAGGATTTGATGTTTTCGAGCGATGGCAAGGGGCCATGCGCTGGTATTTTGCTGTCCAGGAATTGCGCTTGGTCGGTTCAGTTTTTCCAAACCGCCTGGTTTTGCGGCCAGATGGCATCGGGAGTCCATTTTGAACAGGACACGATGCTTGCCCTGAGCGGCACATTCCCTTCAATCAATGACAGGATGTTGGTTTTACCTGAAAGTTTTGTGTGTAATCGGTGTAGCGAGTTCCTGCCGGATTGTTTCGCAATGCACTATTATTCATCGAATTTTTCATCAAACAAAAAATACCTTGCCTCAATCGCCCGAAGAATGGGAATTTTCATTTCAAGCGGCTGGTCGCCGTCCGCGCATCTGGATTTGAAGATTATAACGGGGGATGATGCCTTTGGGCGTTTACAAAATGAATCGGCAGGATATGAGGTTTATGAGATGGGGGTCGAATCGAATCTTCCACAATTGATTCGCAAGGCGTTGGAATTACAACATCAGTTCATCGTTTACATGGATGCGAACGCTTTCGCAATCCGAAGATTTGATGAAGTGAACACATTGGATTACGACGTTGGAATGACTATGCGGCGCAAGGAGGAACGAGGGGCAACCAACCGGCCAATGATGAACGGATTCCTTGACGCCGGGGTTTTGTTTTTCAATTACACGCCAGCCGCATTCAAGTTTCTTGAAATTTGGGAATCGGAACTTGCCTTAACGCCGTCCGATCAAGAGGCATTGAACGCCGTGGTTTTGAGGGCAACCGACCTAACAGAATATGACAAGGTTTTTCCCTTGGAGGGAATACGCATCAAGATATTCAAATGCGAAGAATATAATTTCTCGCGTTGGCCGCAGGAGCCATTGCCGGAAACAAGAATCGTTCAGTGCAATCGAATCGAAGCATTGGAAGATTGGGGAAACAGAAAATGGCAGGACAAATGAAACTGAAAACATCAATACCGATGACTGGTTGGAAGCGGGAGTTCCAAGACGGGGAACTAATTCCAATCAAAGGACACGGATTTTCCGTTGTCAAAATTACCAAGCGTGGTCTGGCTTTGCGTCACGTCAAATCACCATCACATTCGGATACTCACCAATCCTGAACCATTGAATGATTGTTTTGCTGTTCGTATCGCATAGATGGAATCCTGAATCTCTTGCCAGCATTCGGCGGTCAAGCCGTATCCCAAAGAATCCATCGCGTGTTTATATCTGGATTGAACGGGAATTGAATCTGGCGTCTTACTGATATTTGCGTTTTCAAAACACTCAATCAATTTTGGACATCTTGCTCCTGAGATTTTAATTCTTCCTTGAACCAAAAGTTTTCTTATCAAACGTATTCGATTTCCCACGCTTCCACGGCCCTTATCAACTCCGACAAGTTTTATGCGTCCGTTACTTACTGCAAAAATCTCATCAGATACACTTCGATTAGCTATGGATTCCTTAAAATCCAATGCGCTTCTATCGGCCCAACAAACCCATTTCAACTTGTTTCCAACTTCTTTTTCCCAGAAATCCATTCGCTTGCAGGTCAATATGGTAAATTCCTCAACCGATATTTGTTCATCAATAAAGGCCAACTCATCAATCACATTAAATACGCTTGTGTCCTGTTTTTCTTGGTGCAGGATTAACTTTTCAAGAAAATACATTGAAGGATTAGAGCCGCCCGCGTCGAAGGACATTATCAATTCGGAACACCCCTCGGTTGGAATGATTATCTCCGGCTCTCTGTCGTTTAGATCACCGACAACATGAGATGCGCGTGAGAATTGTCTGGTGAACAGTCCGTTTTCAACGACTCTAACCCATTCACCAAGCGCAAAGCGCGAATAAAGTGAAGGGCTGTAACTCCATTCACTTCGGAGAACTGCTTTTTCATTATCTGAAACATACGGATTGTCGTCCATTGTCCAATGGGTTAGGTGAAGCCACTTTTGATATATTTTCTCGTCATCACTTGGCTTGTCTGAAATTCTCAATTCGTAAAATATATGATATAGGAAGTGCGATTGCCCGGTTGATGCAGGATTGCAGTCTATTAAAAACACATATTCATCATCAGGCCGGTTAAACCCGCGCAAGGCCAACAATAAAGTAGAAAAGGATTTCCGTTCATAAAATTCAGCAGCTTCCGACCAATAAATCATGGATAGATAACGCGATTTGTATTTATCAATCTCTCGTTCGTCATCCAGCGAATCCATTTCAAGTTCACTGATTCCACCCGGAGGCATGACAAATTCCCCATTTTCAGGGTTGTGTTTCATTATTGCTTCATTCCCAAACTTATTGATAACTGCACACATCATTTTCTTGGTCGCTCCGTGTATCCGAGGTTCGCCTCCATTTTTCCACGGGAAAGAAGAACCTTTTGGTGCCCATTTCATTCCGAAGTCTTGAGCAATAAAAACTGGAAGTACTTGCTCTGTTATTTCATTCCATACGCCAGAAGTTGCCCCCTCTCCTTGTGTTTTGCATAAGATAAGCACAGAAGCCCCGTTGACATTCCACAGATGGTCAATAATTGCAACAATTCCAGCCGCAGTTTTCCCGGATTTTCTCATGCCAGACATGAGAATAATCTTTTTCTGCCCATTTTTTTGGTGACATAATTTGACAAGGGCTTCCTGTTTTGGAGCTAAATCGGGTTTTCCGTTGATAAATCTGAATGACATGATAAAGCGTTCAGGCGAAACTTTTCACTTGCAATGGATTACGATAAGACGTATTTGTATTTAAGCAATGCCAAAAAAGGCACAATTGGTTAAAAAATTCAACATACTCATTATATGGCTTCAAAACGAATTCTCTTGCTTGATCCAAACAATCCCGATGACCAAGCACTTGTCGCCGACTGGCAAGATGGCCAGGAATACGACATCGCCTGCCATGTCACCCAGTCCGCGCCGTTCCGCTTTGATATAGTGAGCGCGGTCGAAACCCATGCTCCGGCGGAAGCCGAGACTCCAGAAGAACTGGCCACACCGACCGAGGAAGCAAATAAAACGCCCATCGCCGCCGCGAAAAGCAAAACAGGCAATCCGGCGGTGGATGGCTTGATGCAGTGATTATGACAAACTACGAAATATCCACCATTCGTCTTAAAAGACACCCACTGTTGAGAACGATATTTGATGCGATTTGTAATTATTCGGTCGCAAGAAAATGGAAATATAAACCACGCCAATTTACAGCCATTGGGAATTTCAACCCTCGTCGACTCCTTGAAACTTATCGCCACAACAAACAGTATATGGATTTCGATTATCCCCAACAATGATTTCCAAAAAGACCATCAAGAAGTACAAGCTGGACACGGCTTCGCTCAAAGTTTTGTTTACCGCCGACAAACCCAAGAAGGGTGTCAGGGCGTTGGTAGAACTAATTGCCGACCGCCAGCGCGAAGGCAAGGAACGAAGCCTTTTCGATTACAAACAGTACGCAGCGATTGACATGGCGTATGACGCGCCGCTTAACAATGCCACATCGTCAATCCTACGCAGCATCCTTGACAAAGGCGGGACAGAAAAGGAAATCTTCGGGGCACTCCAACATTGGGGCTTGAATCCAGATTGTCTTTTTTGCGAGACGAAGATGGAAAATGGCAACTCGAAGTGGACTCCGAATTATCCAATGCTTTACAATGTCACGATCCCGCTGGTGCGGGCATATCTGACCATCCGGCACGCCACAATCTTCAATGAACGAAATGTTTCTCCGTTGTTCGATTATCAGCCGAGCAAATACAACGCGGAGAACCGTGTTTTGTGCGAAATTTGGACGGATTTGATTGAATCCATCGCTACGGATTATGGTTATTCCTCAACTTTGCGCGATTTCATTTTCAATCCCCTGATGTATTCATTGGCGCTTAAATTCCCAATGGAAAGCTGGGATGTTCAAGAGCAAGAAGGCGCGGACGGCGAGGAATACATTGAAAAAGAGGGCATTCGATACGTTGTCCCGCACATCACTCGGATTTATTACGACCTAAATTTTCCGCTGCACACAATCAATACAGGGACGGGCTGTTCCTTTGCCGGGTATTGGACAATCATGCGATGGGGCGACGTGGAGAGCAACGAACTCTACTGGAATACCGAACATGTTCCACATGGAACAAATTGGCTCGACCCCAATGCGGCATGGGCTAACTACTTCCAACAGGTTTACCCCTGCACCCTTGATTTTCCCATATTCACCAAAGGCCGCAGAAAAGAGACTGACCGGGAGAAGATGATTGGCTTTTACGGCAAGAATGATTACGACAGCGCGTTCTTTGTCGGTTATCAATTTGTTCAACTTGTGCCCAGCGAGTGGGATTTGGGCGAATATGACCACAAAGTCTGGATGAAGTTCACCATTGGGGCAGACGACGTTATCATGTTCGCCGAGACATTCGGTTACAGGCCGGTGGACTATATCGGATACGATGCCGACAGCGGGCGCGGCAGAAACCCAAGTCTAGCACAAGAAATCCAGCCGTCACAGGATATGGCGAGCAACATATTATGCCAGTATTTAAGCACCATCAAACGCAACCTCGCCAACATCACTTTTTACAACACGGAGGCGGTTGACACAGAGCAAATCAAGGAATTGAATCGGCGCAGCCAGTCTCAATACCAGCAAATCAATTTTATCGGTTTTGACGCCTACAAGATGGAAAAGGCGGGCGTGGATTTGGCAAATGTTTTCAAAAGCATGACGTTTCCCTATGCGAACACGGCAGAGATTCTGCAATCATTCAACACCGTGCTTTCAATTCTTGAAAGAACACTGGTAATGTCGGCTCAGGAAATTGGCGCGGCGGCGTCACACCAGCAAGGCAACAAAGAGATTGAGATTATCTCTGGCAGCACAAGTAATCGCGTTGCTTACACGGCTTCATTTGTGGATGAGGGCATTGATGCGTGGAAGCGGCAACTTGTGGAGGCCGCGCTTTGCCACATGACTGCCGATGAAGTTGAGGCTCAGATTTCAGCCGATATTCCTGACTTGGACAAACATTTGGAAGAACTCGGATTTGAACGCAAGGACGAATCACCATCAATCGGTCAAAAGACCATCACAGTGACAGGCAAATTATCCAAATTGAAGCTGACTCAGTTTGTTTCCCGGAGAGCGGACAAAGACCGAAAGACAGACATGGGCGCGGCGCAGGCGATGAATCAGGCAATCGCGGAAATTTCCAGAAACCAAGTGCTGTCTGGGGTTGTTGATCCAACTTCGCTGATAGAACTTGCCGAACTCGCGGCGAAACTGGCTGGCGCGGACGATGATTTCAAGCTGCGGCTCAATCAGAACGCGGTAGCGAGCGACCAGTTGCAGAAAGCCATCCAACAAATTGAGCAAACCATCATGCAACAGGTCGCCAAAACGGTCACTCAGCCAGCGGCGCAGGCATTGGCTCAAGAATCAGCAAAGGTTGACGCCATTGAAAAGAACGTAGAAACATTGACTGGGATCGTTGAGAATTTGAAGAAAGCACTTTCGCCCGGTCAGCCCTCCCCCGCTGGTGACATACCCACCGCGCCGACCGCAGCCCCGCCATTGCCGCCACAAAGTACGCCACAACCAACAACGATACCCGTCCCTCCAAATGGTCCACCAATCCAATAATCTACCGCAGGTCAAACAGGACAAGTTGCGAAAGTTCCTTGATGACGAGGCATTGAACACACTGTTCGAGGTCTTGGAATCAAAGGCGTTTGAGTATGAAGTGGAAGCCGCCAACGCCCTGCTTGAAATGCGGGCCGGCTATGATGCCAAGGCGAAAGAGGCCGTTTCCATTGCAAATTCAATTCACTTTGCGATTGTGCTTTTGAAGGAAATCCGATTACAGAAAACCTTTACCACTTCATCAGCCAAACCGAACACCAAACCAACCACCAAAACCATCTAAACGCTATGCCAGAAATCATTCCGCCAATCGTTCCCCCTGAAAAACCAGTTGCCGCCACAATGCCCCCAAAAGGCGCGGATGGCAAGTTTGTATCCGTGCGCGAAAGCATGGGAATTCGCACCAAGAAGCCGAAGGAAGATAAACCGCAGATTGCGCCAAAAGTTGAGAAGAAGCCGAAACCCGTCATTGCCCCAGCGTCACCATCCCCCATTATTGACGCGGAGCAGATTGCATCGGCGGTTGAGACTGGCGTGAAGCGCGGTATGACTCCGGCAGAACTGCCCGCGCCAAAGGATGAATCAGAATCGCTCACACCGGAGATGAAGCGCAAATATCTGACGTTGGAACGAATGGCGAAGAACAATGCGTCAATGGCCGAAAAGCCAAAGCAGTTCCTCGAATCAGTCAAGAAGCTGGAAACCTACAAGGCCGAATGGCTTGCCAAAAACAAAGGCAAGACATTCAGCCTGGACGACGATGAACACGCTGAATTCCTGCAAGGCAATGATGTCTCTTGGGATGACGACGAATATGTTGAGGCACTGGCCGAGTTGAAGGCTGAGGGAATTATCAACAAGGTCGAGAAAAAGTTTGAGGGCAAGCTTTCTGAAATCGAGAAGCGTGAGCGCGCCCGAAATGCCGTGCCGGAAGTGAATGCTCACATGAAAACCACCGCTAAAGTGCTGTTCAATGAACTTGGCGCTGAGTTTGAAAGGGTGTTGGATGCCAGCGGCACGTTCAATCCGGTTGAAATGCGCGCCTTGATCGAGAAGAACCCGGTGTACGAGGATTTGCTTCCGATAGCGCAACACACTGAGGAAGTTGCCGGAGAAATCTACCGGATCGCCAATGGCCTTTCGCAGTTCAGCGAAACCAATCCAGTTCACCGTGAAATTATCGGCTTTGCCACGTCGGAAGAAAAGCGGTTGAGGTCTCAACCTGCCGACAAACAACTCAATGCCGAGGGAAAGGTTTTTGCCACATCGGATGAATGGGAGAAACTGAAACCCGCCGAACAGAAAAGCCGATGGCACTTTACAGACAAGGATTTATCCGCACTCTACGCATTCAGTCAGGCAAAAAGGGCGAAGGAAATCATCAAATTGTCAAATGACCGCGTGGAAAAAACAATCAAAGCGCGCGGTTTGAAGCCTGCTGATGTTCAAAATGGCGCAAGTTGGGCTGGTGCGAAAAGGCTGGAAAGGGCCGAAGAAGCCAAGGAAATCGAAAGAACCCCCTCTGGCACGGTTGCGCCAAGAATGACTCCCGCAATAAATCGTTCACAAAACGATAAACGCTCTATCCGGGACAAGATACTTGGCCGATGATGATTTCAGCAAGAGGCGAGAGATAAACTTTCGCTGAAACTGAAATTATCATTATGCCAAATACGCCGCCGACCCCATCTCAAATAAACAGCATCTTCGAGCGGTGCTCTCCCGCCATCCGATCTAACATATCGGAATGCGGATCGGTAACGCTCTGCGACAACCTCAAGCCCGAAACGATAAACGATTTGCAGGATATTTATGAGAAGGATGGCGAATATCGTCTCCTGAATCATTTGCTGATGACGCATTTTACCATCAAGGCGTGCGGCACGGTGCAGCACGGGATGCGCGACTTCTTCATGGCGAACCTGCGAACCACGCGCAAAAGCCAGATCAAATTTGACCAGAACGAGCGCGCGATGACCAAGGTGGCTCCGTTCATCATGGCCAATCAGAAGATTCCGAGAAACAACATCTCCTGGCAATTCACGGCTGGCAGTGGAAATGAGGCCGCTTGGACGGGAAGCGTGGTAAGCCCCAGCGGGATTCCCGCCGACATCCGCTATTTTCCGACCGGAATGGTGGTCTGGATTATTGGCATCGGCAATGGAGGAATCAAAATCAAGACGCAATGGACGGTGGCCAATGCCGTGTTGAATTCTGGCGGCGGTTCGGTTGAACTGACGTTGACGGGACAAAACCTGGGTTCATTTTTCCCCGCCGAGGAAAGCGATTTGCCAGTCACCGGAGTTCTTTATCGCGGACTTGCCAATGTTGGCAAGACGGAAAGCTATTGCGACGACACGCCGGGACTGATTGACAACAAATACGTCCCCTTCTGGATGCAGGACGTGCGCTGGACAATGTGCGATTCTGAATTGTTCCACGAATGGCAGGACTTGGTTTTGGAAAACAACCCGCTTTATCGGGCGTATGAATATCTGCCCGAAGTCGAGAGGATGCGGCAGATGGGTGAAGATTTTGAAGTCCGCCTGTTCAACGCCCTCTGGTTTCAGGGGGCGCTCAATGACAAGCAAAATCTGACCGAATACGATCAGTTGCCTGAAATCAGCAACTTCCTGTCCGATACCGGCCTCGGCGTCGAGGGTGGGCGTTGCTTTGGTCGCAAGGCCAATGCCATCGGCTGGCTGGAACAGTTGCGCGAATGCGACCGTTGGTTTGATTGCCAAGGCGCGCAATTGAACATTTACAGCATCTTTGATGCGGTCTATGCCATGAGCCGAACTCGTGCCGGCGTTGGTTCGTCTGCGGCCAAGCGTTTTGACGTGTTCACCGACGGCACAACCGCCGGGGCCATTGAGCAGGCGTTCATCGGCTATTATGGCGTGAAGTTCGGCGGCAAGGATAGCTATGTTATGAATGAAATGCAGTCCGGCGAAAACAATGAGCTTGGGCTGGTGTTCAACTCGTATCGTCTGGACGGCAAGAATCAAGGCGTCGTGTTGAACGTCATCAGTGATTGGGCGTTTGACGACACTCTCTCCGACTTCTCGGCAATGAGCTTGGACGGTGCCGGTCGCACGCTGATGTTCTTGGATATGACTGGCATTTACATGCAAGTCATCGAATCCGGCAAACAGGTCAATCACACGGGCGACTTGAAGGATTTGGTCGCGGTTGATTCCAGTTATCGTTGCGTGATTGAAACCTACGCGATGGACACGACCATCAACTGGCTCAAATACACGGCGGTTGTCGAATGTCCGGCGGCAAGTCTGGTGATTGACAACTTTAGTTCGGCGGTTCCACTGTTTGCTGCGGCGAACATGACTAGGCGTCCGAATTACATTCCGGGCACCGTGATGACGCCGTATGCGGTTTAATTTGGTGTTGGGTTAGGACGTTCAATTGGCGGCGGTTTAGAAAGCCGCCGCCAATTTTTCTTTGATAAATGCGACAAATGAATTAACTTCCGATTATGGCAATCCGATATTTCAAGAAAATCAATCTGCAAAATACCATTACCGATAGTGCGGGCAAAGCGATTGTTTTTGAGTCCACGAATGATGCCAATGGGGTTATCGCTCTGGATGACACAGTTGCCGCTCCCTTGATTGCCGATTTGGATAAATTCGCCGATGCGCGGCTTTGCGGGGTCGTGCGTATATCAAAAGAAATCTATGATGCCCTGCTCAAAAAAAAAGCCTCGACTCCATCGCGGCGTCAATCAGACCGATCCAGCCCGTTGCGCCTCGCAAAACAACCCGACCCTTTCAACAAGCAAAACCAAAAGGTTGCGGCAGTTGTGGCCGGCGGCGTTAAGAATCCCAAAGTTGATTTGACTCCTGAAATTCCACCATCGTTCGCTCAGTTCCGCGCAAGGACTCGCCGATTGATGGCGGAGGAAAGACAGGCTGAAACATAATGAGTGAAGAACTCCAAATTGCTCCTGAGAAACAGGGCGTTTTCAAACGCATCCTGATTGCGCTGATGGCTGCCAAGCGCGCCGAACGGATAGGGTTAAAGATAGTCCGGTGTTCGTATTTCAGGAATCCAATCCAAATCACATGAGCCTTACTTTCCTCGAATTGAAAAATGAGAGTCGCCAACTTCTCTGGCCGGATTTGGAGGCTGAAAATCTTGTTGATGCTCACGATAGGTTTTTCAACGATGCACTCTGGGATATTTCAAAGAATGTCGAATGCGCGCAGTTTGGAAATTTAAATTTGTACCCCCAGTGCAGTTCTTACTTCAACTGCGGCATGACTGTTCTTCCGGCTCCGCGTGGAAGGATTCTGAAAGTTTACACGATTAAAGGAGGAACCACGACAACCCCGACACCATCCGCTTCCGCGCCAGTTGGAAATCCCATTATTGTCACGGCTGGTCAAGTCATGGGTGAACAGCAATTCACTGTCCCATTTGGAAAATGGAGTCCAGGCGGTGGGCCTCCGCTGCTTCAGGGCGATCCGGTGGCTGTAAATGTTTGTTCGGTCCCGCTGGATGGACAGTATATCGTAACGGTTTCGCAAGCATCTCCCTATTGGAATGTTGCTGTTCCAAATTCTCCGCAATACATGGTCACACAGGTCAATTATACGGATGTCAGCGGGAACCCTCAAACAATCCAACCCGCCCCAAACATATTCCCCAATACGCCCTCAAATACAGGCTCTCTGACAATTTCAGTTAAGGGCGGAACGACCATAAGCGCGGTTGCCACCCCGGTTTGCGTCCCGCCGACCGATGGTGAAATCAATGTTGATGTGAAGGTTGTGGCGAATGCCAACATCTCAGCCCCCCCGAAAACTCCCGCCACTCCGACCAATGGCTCGGTAATAAGCGTCTCCGCTGATTGGTGCTCGAAGGTGTTCTACGACCAAGTTGAATACTGTCACATCGAGGAATATGTCAAACTCTCGCGCCATTGCGCGACTCCCAATTCCATCTTCGCCGGTGCGCTGATCTTCAACCTGTTTGGCTTTGGTCATTGGAGAAACAAGCGCCGGTATCCATGTCCGACCGATGCCGGGCTTGAGTCGTTGCCATCACTGCCACAAGGATTTCATTATCCGCAAGCTTCAACTGATGCCGGCGGGCGTTCGCGCGGTGGAGTCTGGGCGCTGTATCGCGGACGCATCTACATTGCTCCGTGGATTGAATCAGACGAAACGGTGGTGGTAGAATGGAACGGAATCAAAGATCAATGGTCAGATAACGATTTAGTCGAGGATGACTCAAAGTTTCGTCAAGCGGTGCGATTGAATGTGGCCGTTCAGCATTTTACGCATTACGAGCAAGACCAGCAAAAGTTGGTGATTCTTGAAACTCAATGGCGGGAAGCCTTGCGCGATTTGATTCACGAATGCAGGGAACAAAATCGGATTCGGTCTTGCAGTGAGGCGGGTGGAAGCGGTTCGGAGGCCAGGGGAATTGGCACGGCTGACATTGCCACATCATTATATCAAAATGAGGCTCAATCTTACACGGCCAGTTGTCCAGTTGGACAAACTGGAACTGCGGTTACGGTTACGATTCCTGCTGGACAAGTTGGAAGCGCGTTATCCGTTGCAGATGCGAATGCAACGGCATTGGCTCAAGCTGTGGCAGATGCTACAAGCCGTTTGTCATGTTCGGTTGCCCCAACGATATTTTACAACGTGGCCGTCTATGGCCATGCAAGTTGTCCGGGGGCTTCCGGTGATACGCCTGCCGCATCTGGAAATGAAGTGACAGTCGCTATTGCTGCCAGACTTTATTCTTCATCGCTTCCCAATGGACAAGATGTTGCAAATGCGGCTGCTCAAGCAGAGGCGGACAGGCGGGCGAATCTGCAATTGGTTTGCACGTTCCACAATTCTCCCCAAAGCGCAAAGGGCAGTTGTCCTAGCGGGACGGCTGGAAGCGACCAAACCGCAACTGTTTTGGCTTCCGACCCCGATTGTGACGCGACATCACAGGCTGCGGCGGATGCGTTGGCTCAAACCAAAGCGGCGAATCTGTTGGCGGCACAACTTCTGACTGTTTGCATCGGACTTCCGACTTATTTGATTGGAAATGAGGCAAAGACATATACGATAACGAGAACCCTTAGTTGTCCGTCTGGTTATTTATTTCCTACTGGCTATCCTACTTTTAATTGCACGTCAAACATTCCCGCAAACTGGATAACGGCACTTGTGACTTCGGATACCGAATTGGCTGTAAGATCGTCGCTTAATCAGCAGGCGCAGACGGCGGCTCAAACCGACTGCGACAATCAATTTAACTTCGCCCAAGCTCAATATAATGCAGGGTGCAGAGCCACTGGTGGTGGTGGGCAAATACCAGGGGGATATCAAGGGCCATACGCAGGATGAACTTTGACACACTTAACATTGCGGATTGTATAATCCCCGCCGGTAGCGGCGGCAGCGGCGGCAGCGGCGGTGGACAGCCACCTGACCCGCGATGTTCCGATGCCGGGTTTGCGGCTTCAAATCCATCAATATGCGGTTCGTTGGCATATCTGATTATCAAACCCGGAATCGCGCTTGTCTGCAAACTTGGTTCAATCAATTTCAGTGTGTTCCTGTATCAAAACGGCATCGAAACCGAAGTAACGGACGGTTTGACGTTCACAAGTTCGGATGAAGATATTCTGGCCATCGGAGTCCATACTGGGGCGGCAACTGGACTGGCCGAAGGCGATGTTAATGTGACGGTCACACGCAACGGTTTGACAGCTACATCGCTTATCACCGTACTTGTCGCGGAATGTGGCAGTGGATGTGAATGTGATGCAATCCACGTCAAGACATCCATTCTGATTGACGATTCAAAATCAATGGGTTTGGCATTCGGTGGCGGCTATCAATCTCGGCTGGCTTTTGCAAATGCTGTGGCATTGGATTATGCTGACAAGATAATTCAAACATGTGGAACCTCAGAATGTGTGAACCTGATACCGGACGGGGCGATGTATGGAGGCAATGGTTCATCAAGCTATGTGTATTTGCTGGTTTCCGTTGGAATCGTAACAGTAGGAAACATTTATCAGATAACTTGGGGAGCCAACGATAGCGTGTTGCAAAACGATCCAAATTCTATTTCAAGTCCCGGAGTTGGACAAACCAGCACTTTTGTTCCCGGCGCACAGTGCGAACTTATTGGAATCGCAAAATCTCCCGTCACCGCCACCATCTGCAATCCAAATACTGGAATAGGTCCCGTTCCAAAAGACTCAATCAAAGTCTGGTCATTCTCGGATGTCGTTGACGAAATCTCAACAGGTTATTTGACGGACACAACAGAACTTGCAACTGAAATCAATGGTATCACCCAAACACAGGATATGACAGATTTGGGCGCAATTCTGTTGGCGGCGGTAAATGACATGATTGCGGCGGCGGCTGATGAAAAGGTGATTGTGCTTATCAGTGATGGAGAGCAGACGGTTACAACCGATGTCCAACCGATTCTTGACACGGCGACCTTGTTCAAGGCGGCGGGTGGAATCATAATCTGCATCGGATTGCGCGCAAGTGGTACAGGTTACGACTTATTGAGCCGTATTGCGACCGGCGGATTCTTCCTAAACGCCTTTTCAACCAACACACAGGATATACTCGACGGTCTGAATTATCTGAAATCCATTCTGTGTGCCGGTGATTGCATGACAATAGCTGAAACGACCAATTCAGGCGCATTGGATTATTCATCATTCATCAACTGGGAAGTAATTGCAGGACAAGTTAATCTGGTTGGAAATGGCTTCCTAGATTTTCAGCCGGGCAATGGACTTTATGTGGACATGATGGGCGGGGCGGCTGGGACAATACGCAGCATAGACACCTTTTCGCTTGTGGCGGGACGCACATATCGCATTTCATTCGAGGCCGCGGGAAACAGCCGGCTAGACACTCCGGGCGCAAATCAAAACATTTTGGTTTCCATTTTGAACTCAGACCCGACCGTTCCATCAAATTTAGCGACGATCTTCTCTCATGTGGTTTCTCCTAATTGGGACGACCCATTTACTGCTTTTTCATTTTCTTTTACTGCTGCATTTGATGTTGACGTGAAAGTTTTGTTTCAACAGCTTTACGACACGTCCTTTACGGGAGAATGGCATGGGAATCTGCTTGACGATATTAAGTTTGAAGAAGTGTCCTCTTTTACCACCTTGTTGACAGATAATTTCGATGGAGAGAATCCGACTTCTCAACCCGGAAATGCCTATGGCGCATATTGCACTTCGGAAGTTCCGGGGTTACAATTACAAGACCCAAATCCATTGCCGAATGTTGAGGTCGGAACCAACCCCCCACCGACAACGACTTACACGAGCACCAAGACGGCTTGTGCGACATGTCCAAGCGGCAACATCAGCCTACTTACTCCTCGCGTTGTTATTCCGGCCACTTACGACGATACATCTACCCCCGGAACTATTGTGGAAACTTACCTAAGCGCAGTGGTGGCGTCCGGGTATTCTGTTGTTGTCTTTCAAGATGTCACCCAAAATTGGATTGGGCCGCAATCTTTCATACTTTACGGTTCTAACGACGGAATCAATTGGGTTATTCTGGATACACAGACGGGTCTTTCTTGGGCGAATTCTGCGTCTGAAGTAGAAAGAGATTTTTCGATTCCACTTACGGCTGCTTACACCCAATTTAAGATGACTACTAATTCTTCGTTATCCATGTATAGAAGGTTTAGCTTTGGAATTAATGGAAGTTATGTAAATGTCCTCGGTCCGACTCAGGTTTGTCAATCCGCCACCGCTGCGAGCCAAATCAGCCAAGCCGACGCCGACAACCAGGCGACCGCAGCGGCGTTGGCGCTGGCACAGGCCGGCCTCAACTGCGTCCAGGCATTCACATCCACGCAGCAATTCACAGCGAGTTGTCCTGCCGGCTCACTTGGTTCTTCCGTTACAAGGTCGGCTTCGGCTACCAGTTTAATCAGCCAAACGGATGCCGACAACATAGCATTAGCGGCGGCTACGGCAGCGGCCAATGCTGCGTTGTTTTGCAGTGATTCAAACAACAGTCAGAAAATCACCATCAATGACAACGCAGTGGCGACACCATATCCAAGCGTGAAGTTTGTGAGTGGACAGACGGGTTTGATTTCCAAGGTAACGGTTTCAATCAACGGCCTTTACCATACATGGCCCGACGATATAGGCATGGTCTTAATGAGTCCTGCCGGGACGCTGGTGTATTTGATGGGGCGCTGTGGCGGGGGATTTCAGGTTGGAACACCAACTGCCGGCATCAATCTTGTTTTTGATGATTCGGCGGCAACTAATTTGCCCGCCACGCTTATTGCGGCTGGCACATACAAACCAACCCTTTTGGGCACTCCCGTAACGCTGCCGCCTCGACCGCCATGTCCGGCTGGAACAATTCAATCCACTTTGGCCGCATTTAATGGAGAAAACCCGAATGGCAGTTGGGCGTTGTATATTAACGACAATGCCGCCCTCAACGTCGGGACGATTCTAAACGGTTTCGACCTGACAATTACGACAACGATGTAAACCAGTATGCCAGATGCTTACAAAACGATTTCCCTGACACCGCTGACTGGAATTTTCGACGCCAGAAGCAGTGTTGACGCCGAACCGTCCGGCGCTTTTGTCTGGAAACAGGATTTTGAAATAAGTCCTGATGGAAAACTTCGGCAGGCGCATGGATTTTCAAAGCCTTACAATATCAATCCACTTGTTCAGAATATCGGCGGCGTGCCCTGTCCCTATGCAAATTGGGATTGGCACAATCAAGGAGTGGCCGTGGCGAGCCGCGAGCCGCCAACCATGTTGTTTGCTTCCACAACAAACGATGGTGTCAGGAAGCTCGTTCTGGGAACAAAAACCCGACTCATGTTGATGGATGAGTCGGCGGGTTCATGGTCGCAACTTAACCCGTCTGCACTTGGAAATGATGGAACGACCAATCTGACACAAACCAGATTTCACGCCGCCGAATTGCAAAACAAGGTGGTCTTTACAAATGGACTAGACGATGTTCAATACTACGATTTGATTGCGGCAACATTTGGGCCGATACCCGGTCTGGCAACAGCATCGGAAACTGGCGGGACAGTCACACAGGCAAAGGTTGTGATTCAATGGCAGGGTGTTGTTTTCCTGATGAATGTAGTGGAAGATGGGGTTCGCGTTTCCAGCCGAATCAGATGGTCGGACTTGAACGATGTTCTCAATTGGGGTGCTGGTTTATCTTCAATTTCAGATTATCAGGATTTGGATTACGGTGAGGAAATCTTGGGTGCTGTTCCTTTGGGCGGTGCGCTTATTGTTTTGACAAATCAAAGTCTTTGGCGTTGCACTTTCTCGATTGATTCTGGAAGTCCGGGCGATCCGCTTGCCGTCCCGCCGGTCCTTGCAATTGCCCCATCGGCTGTTTTGAATTGCGTAAAGTTCTACACTGACCCGAAGAATCAAAGCCGTTGTTTGGCTTATCCAAATTCCTTGGTTTCGACTGGCTCGGAAATATATTATGCCGGTTCGGATGGAATATATGAATACGATGTTTACAAATTGATGCCCGATATAATCGAATGGATTCATCGGGCAGATGTTTTGGTCTTTGACGACCCTGCAATATCGGTCACGGCAATTGACAAGACTTGTTGCAACTCTCCCGTTGCCGAATATCGTTCCGACACAAAAGAGATTCACTTTTCGTGGCCGTCCCCGGATTTGGTTCAAGTTGGCTCTGATAGCTGCGATGCCATCCAGCCGATTCAGGGCAGTGGCATCAACAGGCATACGCTGGTAATAAACACCGGCTTTACCACTTGTGATTATCGGGAATATGGCAGCACGGCAATGGTCAATTTCAAATCTGATGTTGGTTCGGAGGCCAGTTGTAATCAGTCCATTTTGTTTCTTGGAGCAAACGGAACGGATTTCTGTTTGAAACAGTTTGGGGTTGGTTATGCGTGGGAGATTTACGATCCGACGATTGATTCCTATGCGATGACTGGATATAGTCCATTGTTGAGGGGCGTTTTTCCTTTTGGAACTTTTGACAAAGACAAGTTTTTGAAAAGTTTCCGAATTGATTGCATTCCAGATGGCGACACCGGAACGGTGTTCCGGCTTAGAATTGGAACGTCTTACAAGGCCGTGAATCCAAATTCAAACGATGCCAGTTGCGGGATTCTCTGGACACAGTTTTCCGACAAGGCGATAAAATGCCCAGACCAGGCAACGCTCACGGCATACGCAACAACAAAAACGAGGCCCACCGATGATTTTAAGTGGAGTTTCCTGCTGAGGGGACGACTGCTTTATTACGAAATTACCATCGCCATGCCCGACGGCGCTGCGGCAAATTCTGGTGGTGTTTCGTTGAGCCGGTTTGATGTCCAAGCGTTGCAGGTTTAGGATAAAACAAAACCAGAAGGCGGGGGGTCATTTGTCGTTTGGCGTCGGGGGTTGTGGGGTTGAATCTTTAGCTTTGACGTGGGGGGAGATTGTTGTAGGGGCCAAAATAACCAGTGATGTCATTTTCGCGCATGGCCACAACCAAATCATAATTCAAGTTGATGTTAATCTGTTGTTTTAAGACTGTTTCCTAGATTCTCAAAGAGACCTTTCCTTGCGATAGTCGCAAGGTCTCTAAGCGGTCGGTTTATCAATCGTTCTGTTTCCTGAGTTCCCAATTTCAACCACACCTTGCATCGTGTAACGCACTCAGGAGCAGATTTGAGGCGCGTCTGCAAGTTCCATGCTGCTCTGCTGTCGGGAGTCACACCCGACTTGACTGTGCGGTGGAAAGGTCTTAAAAGGCCGCACAACAAACGATTAACAACCGAACGGTTCATTGTTGACGGGAAAAAGCGCCCACTCGCCCTGCCAAGGCTTCGCTCTTGCGGGCGAAAGGTCGTTTTACCGACAACGAGTGGGACGCAAGATTTTGAAAGTCTCGCTCGCACCCGGCTTGGCAGCACGGTCAACGAACAAGGTGAATCTAAACTCATTTTAGAATCTTTGCAAGTGTTATTTTCAGGCCGCTTGACCGCTTGTTCCAGAAGCCGCCTTGGGAGCTTTCGGGGCGCGCTTTTGGCCCTTGGCGTGCGGAGTGCCCTTGACGGCCTTGGCCAGCGTAATCGTGGCGTGGCCGGCCACTGGCGGCGTCAGAAAGGCCATTCCGGTTAACAGGAAGCAACTGATGGTGATGATTGATGTGATTTTTCTCATATTTCGATGTTTGGTTATGTGTTTATTATTGCTAACGCCCAAACGTGCCAGAAGTGGCGCACATTGTCAACAGCTAAAATCAACTTTCTTTTGTCTGAAAGCATGGCATATTGCTGGCATTGGCTACATTCCGTAAAAAATCAATCCGGGCGTGTCGGTGGTTTCGTGCGATAGTGATTGCGGCCCTTTGGGGAATGACAAGATTTTCGATTGGCGAGATGTGGTTTGCGGCGGGGTCAATTTGTGGAGCCATCTTTGCAAATAAGCAAGGCGACGCGAGCCGGACATTGTATATCCGACGATTGCTGGTTTGCCGCCGCTGCCCGGTTTTTAGTCGGCGCTTTTTTACCTGTGGCAGCCCATTCAGCACACATCCTCAAAATGGTTGCTGGTGTTTCCTTCCGGTTTTGGCTGGAATTAAATCTGAAAGGTGCTGGCTCCGCGATAAAACCACATCATCCGGTGGCTGGCCGGCTAAATATATGAGAAAATCATGGACGAAACACTGATACAGCCCACCTACAAGCCAACATTCGGAGAAGCCCTTTTGGATGACGTTGATCCCCTGCGCGGAGTTCTACGACCTGAACAGCGCGCCGTAATTATGAAGATTGAGGACGCTGACGCCCTGAAAGCGATGCTTTATCAGAACCTCGGCGACATCGTAAATGTGGATATTCCCACGGCGGAAAAGGTGTTTGGAAAGTTGCTGATGCGTAAATTTGAACTTCCACAAATTCTGATGACGTGGCATTTCATAACTATACTTGAATGCCGTAATTGCATCGAAGATTGCACGAAGTTGATGAACGATAAAACGCTGACAGGAACGGAAAGAGTTAATGCTGGAAAGCTAAGATTTGAAGCAAACAAGGCGTTGAACAGAATGATTTTGAATGCCCAAAAACTCGCCAAAACCGTTGGTGCTTTGACAATATACCGAGGCAAGTCCGAAGTTGTCAAAAAGCCCAAAAATGACGCGCCTTCTTTTGATTCCTGAAATGAGCCAAAGTGGCTTTTTATTGGATTGGAAAAAGCTGTTATTTGTGGCACAGTTCTGAATATGGCTCTTGACCCTGAAGGTAATTATTACGCCGAACTGCCTGACCCGCCCCTTGGGGGTGCTGGTTACGGCGGTCAAATCACACATGGGAACGGCGCTCCTGGTGCCAATACGCCCATTTCATCCGGTTACATTGACGATATGAACGGCAATTTTTACACCAACACCACCGGCACATCCGGCGGATGGGTTTTGAGCACGGGTGGTAGCGGTGGCACGATTCAAGTCATCAAGGGTGCTTTCGATAATCCAAATGGCAACGTGACTCCGACCAATGCTGCTGCCGGAGCGATTTACTATCGGGATCAAGCCGTGCCGGTTCAATTTTGGGCGTGGTCAGTCAGTGGCCAAAGTTGGTTCGCCGTTGTTACCGTTTAATGATGGTGTGCGGCACAGATTTTATGAAAAAAATACTCGCTTCTGTTTTTCTAGCAACCCTTACCCTGTCGTTATTTGGACAGGTTAAACAGTCCGGCTGGACCGGCACAACCAATCCGGCCACCGCCCGATCCTCGTTGGGTTTGGGAACCGCTGCCACGCACGATGTTGGAGATTTTCCAACGACCAATACTCTTATAGCCAATGCCACCACCTCGGCAACGGCGACGAATGCACGGCAGTTACTCGACGCTGCTGGGAACGTCATCACACATTCGATCATAACATCATATATTACGAATACAGTTGCCGCCCTGGACTATTCCCGAATTTGGGGAACCAATCCAGCCGCACCTATGTATGGTGGAAATGGCTGGTCTTACACAAACAGCGGAGGATATTTTACTAATGCTGCACTATTCGTAATTGGTTATACCAACTCGGATGCTGCATGGGAAAACGGGCCGATGCCTTTTTCTAGTCTTAATGTGGACAACACCGGGCCAGATCATTATATATTGGCAAGCGCCCCCGCCAATGTGTTAGCATTGCAAAATGCAGCGTGGAGTCCAAACAACGTTCTGGGTACTTATTATACCTTCTTCTTCACAAATTTGGTGACTATTATCACCACCAATGTCGTTTCTTCTTATACCGGTACCGCGTCTCAGGCGACGAATGCCACCACCGCCACCACTGCGGTAATGGCGACGAACACGCCAAACACCGTCATTATTTGCAGTGGCAGTCAGATGTCTCAGCCTTGGTTTTATGATGACTTTTCAACCAATAAATTTTATGTAGGTCCAATCGCCAGTCTCGGCGTGATTGCAAGTTCCGGTAGACCGAAATGCTCATGGACGGTTGGCCAGACTGGCGGTGCGGTTATTAACAATCAAGAGTATATTCCTTATGTCTATAATGTGCGGGCTAACTTGACGCTTAATACAAACCTGCCTGTGTCGGGCACCAATGCCGCAGGGTGGGCGTTGGTCGTTTATGGACGAGTTCCCAGATATTCAATTACAAGCGACACCGCGGATTATGGCGATGGTGCTGGACTTATATTTGGTTTTTCTACGAACGCTAGCTATGTTCTAACGATTGGTGGTTCATACGCTACAGGGTGTGGGATGTACCTTTTCTCTCCATCTGGCCGGACCTATTCTTATGAAGATTGGTGGTTCACGCCGGACACGGAAATTGGGCTTTGCACAGAACTTCTTACCAATGGGTTTTGCCTGAAAATACAGGGTGGAAACTTTGATGACCAAGGTTGTGTTCTTGGGTCACAAAACTGGTTTGAGATTTACAGATACCAGACAAACAATGCCAACTGGTTGACCAATTTAGCCGCGTATGTTGGGGCGGAGTGGTATAATGGTATTGCGATTTCGCGGGTTGAGATTTACTCGAATTGGGTGGACAGCGGAAGCGCGTCGTTGGTTTATGATGGCATGGACTATTATTGCAAGGCCCATGTGCCCGATATTATCTACGACACTTTCGGCAATCATGTGTGTTCGTTTGAAAGCCATTCTTACACCAACGGTGACAGCGGTCCGGTTTCACAGACATGGCTTTCGATTCAAGCCGCAAATGGAATGTGGTCATCCCCCACTCTAGTTGCTGGAAGTGCTACTAATGCTGTGTATAGTACGGCCACCAATGCTGCGTGCCTGTCCATGTTGAATGGGCAGCTTGTTGTTTTGTTTCAACACACAACTGGCAATTATGTAACCAACTATTTTACATCTTACAAGGCTGTGTATATTACCAATGGAGCAATCACACTCGGAGCGCAGCAGGAGTTTAACGTCACAAATCTTTCCGCTCTTGTTCCCACGCTGTTGTCGGCAACGAACATTGCCATTTGCAGCCCAATTATCACTGCGCCGGATGGATATTCTGCGGTATTTGCGCCCATGCTCAACACCAACGGACAGGAAAAGTTTGCATATTGCCTTCGATGCGCACCGAACGACACTAATTGGTGTGCTTATCAAATCAATAATCAAGATTGGGGAACAGATTCTCAAGAGGGCTGCCTGTTTATTATGTCCGATGGCAACTTGGGCGCAGTAGAACGTAAAGTCACAGGGGCGGCTCAATGGCAGTCCAGCACCAACAGTGGTTTAAGCTGGGGCGCGGGGCTTGTTTGTCCCTGGAGTGCTTCTGATATGCGTCCATCTGCCTGTTCTTTGCCTGGTGGACAGGTGGCTTTTGTTGGAGCAGACAACCCCGCCCAAGCAGATAACGGACGTTATATGGGATGTATATGGATTGCACAAGTAACCGTCACAAACGGCATTGTATTGCAAAGTAAGATACCAACCTATGGGATAACGAATACTTATTCCTTTAACTATCCTCGCATTATTTACCATAATGGAAACTTGGAAACGGTGTGGGCTGAGAATTTTGGAGCCATGTACACCATTTGCAGCGGCATACATTTTAATTCACAGCCGCTTGACCAGTCATGGAGGATTGCAGCTATCAACGCTAAAAAACAAGCCTTGTCGCGTGCTGACCGACAGGGGGCTCCTGGCCCGACGAACATTCCGCCATCGGCGCTCACTCCGCAATTCTCAACGAACATAACCGTCGCGGGTGTTGGAACATTTCGTTTCACCAACGGAGTTTTGGGAGGATTCACACCATGACCATGAGCGCCGAAACCAAAGCATTCACAGAAGCGACTGGACTGGTGACGCTGTTCATCATGTCACTTGTCGCCGCGTTGCTGCTCTCCGGGTGCGCGACGCGGGCGGTTGCCACGAAGTTTTTAGTCATCACGCCGCCGAAAACACAAAAGGCTCCGGCCCTGAACGCCAAACAATCGGCTCAATTGATGAACCTGTCGCTGCCAAAACATCCTGTTCAGCGCACGCTCACGGTCGTCTGCAACCCGGTCGCGGGAGCCAGCAGTTACGGCTGGGCTTGGGGCACGAATTCGACTTCAACGGCTGCAACAAACTGGACAGCTTCTCCGCAAATAACCGTCGGCAATCTGCCGCCGGCGGGCCGGGTCTGGCTGTGGTGCTGTGTGTCGGTCGGGACGAACGTCTCGCCTTGGAGCGCGCCGACCACATTCTCGAAGTTCGTGTCGGCCTGGCAGATGTGCGCCACAGGCGCATGTCGAATCGCCGGCAACATCGCCGGTCCGTGGACATTGCTAACCAATTACACCGAGACGGTCATTCCCGGCAGCACAACAGGCTCACGGTTCCTGTCAGGCATGGTTGCCACCACAATCACACAAGTTCCAATGCCATGACTGCTTTTATTCCCATACTGGTCAACCTCAACGAAAGGGTGAATGGATAAGATGAAGTATTTATCGTTTCTGGCAGCTTTTACAGGGATGGGAGCGAGCATCGAAGGCGGATTGCCCACTGACCCCGGCACATTAAATGCCTTGGCACACTGGCCATTGACGACAATTCTCGGCGCGGTGTGTGTAATCTGCGTTTATTTTTTATATCGCCAGTCGAAAGAAAACGGCCAAACAATGTTGAAGATGGTGGAAGGCGAGCGACAGGCAACCGAACACCGCATTTCCAGCAACGCATTGATTACGAAAGAACTGGCCGACAACAACGCGAAGCTGGTCAGGGAATTGGCTGAAGGCCATGCACAAAATTTACGAATGCTATTGGACGAAATTGGCAAGAAAAACAAACCAAACTGAAATTATGATTCAAAAACTATTCTCACATTGGAAAACATCCTGCGTTGGAGTTGGAATGATTGTGCTTGGACTCGTTCATCTTGTCTATGCCCTGATGCACCATGCGCTGACAGAAGTGGACTGTGGCGCAACCATAATGTCCATTCTCGGTGGCATTGGGTTTATTTCTGCTGGCGATGCTGCCAACTCCGAAAAGAACGCCGTTGCAATTGACAAAATCAACCTTGTTGGGCCGGATGCCTCTGCCGCGCCACTGGCAACCGCGCCAGCCGTTCCGCCAACGCCCTAATTTCACGCTGGCAAATTAACAAAAACGCACCATCCTTTAATTCTATGAAAAAACGAATCGTATTAACTCTGGCCGCGCTGCTGCTTTGCGCGGGTTATTCACAGGCCCAAACCTCAACCAACCCGCCTGACATTTACGACAGCATCGGAAATGTGCTGGGCACGCTCGGTCTTTCGAGCAACCCCAGCAACTACGCAGCAGCCGTCTTCGGCGGCAGGAGCTTCGACAATAACCAATGGTCGGCGGGCATATTGGTTGTCGAGAACGTGACCGAAAGCGGCAACGTTGGAGTTGTGGCCGGCATTGATACCCTTTGGGGTGGTGGCAAGATTGGTTCCGCCAACATTGTTTCTGGCGGCTTGACGCTTAAAGCGCCATGTCACCCGCTCACATTCCTGTCAGCCGACACAAATTCATGGACGCATAAGGTGACGTTAACGCCCTATGCGATTGCAATGGTGGCAACCCCAATCAGCGGAACTGGGAGCGCCGATGGTGGGCTTGGCTCTATCACCCGCGCCGGATTCAATCTTGACCTTGTGAACATCAAGGGATGGGAATTGGGCGGTGGAATTGATTACGGCAAGCGCACCGGGGCAGGACAATACAGTGGAAATTGGGGCGACATAACGCTGAACGTTCGCAAGGGCTTTTAATCTCCAACGCCGGGGCGCGCTTCGTATAACATTCC